CCGACGTGCCGATCTTGTCGGCGCCGCGCTGGATTGGGCCAATGGCGCCAATAATACCATCCCCTCCCTTGGTGCCCAAGGCGTCCCCATGAGTAAGAAGGAACCGATGCCCGTAGACTTCAAAGGGTACGTCGGTCTGCTCGGCGACGGTGAAGGTAATTCGTGGATCGCCTGCGAAATGTCGCTCAAGCGCCTTGTAAAGCCAATACTCACTGTTCTCTCGAATGCGGAGCTTTGCTCTTGGCTTCTTCGCATTTCGTCCATGATTTCCAACAACGCACGGCACATAGACATGACCGAACTCCTCTGCCATGCGGAGCAACGCTCCGGCGATTACCGAGTGCACCTCGAACGCCTGGCCCACAGCCGGAGCCCAGTTTGTCTCAACCAGCTCATCATGGATGCCGCCGCTAAGCATATCCCCACCGAGGCAAACGTAAATGCCAGGGTAAGATGGCTGGCTGCCACCATAATTGCGGAGAAGATTGATAGTGTTGTTGACCAGGCTATCAACCCGAGCGAGTGCGATGTCGTGCGTGAACTCATTGAACCCTCCGGTTTCATCGAGATCGACCGTCTCGCCCCAGTGCCAGTCCGACCACATGGTCATCGGAAAGCCAGGGCTGCCGGCGACGTGCTGCTCGGCCGGTACTACCCGCGGCTCGAACCGCTTCAGCGCGATCTTGTCGCGTGCCTTCTCATCTGCTCGTAGGCGCTCCAGCTCGACGCGCTCGGCCGCGGCTAACACGGCCTTCTCAGTGGCGACGCCCGGCTGATGCGGAGCACCGCCGCGGAGGCGTTCGAGCTGGCGCTTGGCGCGGGCACGACGAGCGAGTGTCTCTGGGTTTGCCATTACCATAACTCCTGTGTTTTCTGTTGCGCACCGTAGTACGCGATGAGCGCCGCCTCGGCGCGGCCGTCGTGCTTGACCAGGGGCCAATTCTTTGCAGCGTAGGGCATCAGGGAGGAGGCACGAGCGCGTGCTCCATCCTTGGCTGCAGGTACGCGCAGCGCCTTCTTCCAGACCTGTGGCGTCACGAGATACAGCGGCTTGAGTGCCATAGTCGCTGCCATCCGCATCGCCCAGTATGAGCCGCCGAAGGAGAACACACTCGACACTCCCTGCTTCGGCATCGGCCCCACCTGTTCGAGCCACACCTCGTCGATCGTGGCGGTGGTGAAGATAGCTGCGATCCCGGCGCAATCCAGCTCACGCTTCTTCTTGCCATTACGCTCCAGCTCGAACGTCGGCATGTCGAATACGGTGACGAGCCGCGGGCCATCGCAGTTGATAGGCAGCAGCGCGATGGCCCCGCTGAGCCCTGGATCGATGCCGGCGATAATCATTTCTTGTGCGCCAGCGCGAACGCATCGACAAAGTTAGCATAGGGATCGTCCAGCCACGGGCGTCCCATCGAGTAGCGTTTGAGGATACGTTTGCCCTGCATCAGCTTCTCGATCGTCAGGCCCTCATCGTCCGCCCAAGGCCACGGGCCGTCATCGCGATCGTGGTTGTTCGGCTCATCCTTCAGGTAGCGGTCGCTATTCCACAGCTCGCACTGGCCTAAGCTCGCGGTACGCGCGTCGGAATGATCGACGCCACGGACATTGATCGGGCAAAGATGTACGCCTGGGATATAAGCCGTGCGGATTTCCATCGCGAGCCGCGCTGCTTTGCGCAGATCACCATTAACCGGAATGACGATTACGTATGACATAGCCCTCTCCTACTTCTGATAACGCAGCCACGGTTCGTGCGGGCACTCGACCGAGATCGGTATCCGCATGTGCTCGGCCCAGGCCGGTGGCTCGGCCATGAGCTTCCTGAATTTATCCATGTCGGCGGTGGCTTCGGGAACCTCGGCGACGATCTCATCATGGACTGTCAACACGATCGGCATCCCTGCTGCTTCGACCCTACGCATAGCGCTGCAGAGCAGCCCGCGTGCTAAGGCTTGTACTACGTTCTCCGTGAGCAGTCCACCATAAAGTTGCTGGCGCACCCACTTACCGGACTTCGTTGTCCAGCATGCGGCGCCTGGCCCCCAGCCTGGGCGATCGTGCATGTGCGGCTGATAGTACCAGAGCCGCTGCCACCCGCTCGGCAGATCGATGCACGCCCAGTCGTCGATGCGATGGAAGTGGCAGCCGTAGACTTTGCTCTCGATGCCGTGGGCCACGAGGTTCTTCATCGCCTCGCCGAACGCCTTCCACAGCAGCGGCACCATCGGCGCCCACACCTCGCGGTAAGACGCGACCACGCGCACCGCGAACTCCAGCGGTTGCTTGGGGCAATACTGCGTGTTGAACCGTGGGCCGCCCATCTGGAACCCGCACCCGAGCACGGTGTTCTTGCCGATCGTGCGCTCGCCGCCGTGGGCCTTCTTGATCTCCTCCAGCAGCGCCTTGTCCGTTACCGCCCACGACCCCTTCGGCTGGTTGTAGATGTCTTCGGCCATGTCGAGGTAGACGTCGTAGCCCGACGCCATAAGCTGGCATTTATCGTATTGTCCAGCAAGCGCCAGAACCACGCGGGCCTCAATACCAGAGTAGTCGCCGACGAGATAGACGTGACCCCGCGATGGTACAAGCGCATGCCGCAGCGAAAGCCCCACCACTGTAATCGCAGACGCTCCACCAAACTCAGCTTCGACAAATCGATAGTCACCCGACATGATAGCGGCCACAGCCTTAGCAGCCGTGTGGCCTTTGGGGAAGACGCCTTCCTTGTCCCAGGGGAAGTTGTGTGGCTGAAGAAGCCTGCCACCAAAGCGTCCCGTCCCGGCGGCATGATACTGCTGCAGCCCTCGTGCTCGGCTATCGCTGCCGACGCAGGTAAGCATTCGGTCGACCTTTTTGATGGAAGCGCTGCAAAGCACCTGCCTGCATTCGAGCATCGCGCGAACGTCATCTGGCACCCGTGCATCGCGCAAGCCTGCATCCAGGCCCCCGCTGTTGGCGTCCACGGCTTCTTCGGCCAGGCTTTCGTATCCTAGGGTCGGGTCATTGGTTTCCTCCTGTTCGCCGAGCAACCCGGCGAGATACTTCTTCTGCATATTGCCGAGGCGTAGCCCACGGTCGGCGCTCCACTCGATCAGCTTTTCGCGCTGGCCTGGATTGAGGCCGCATGTGATCTTGCGAAACTTGGCGAGCATTGGCACCGTCGCGTCGGCGACCACCTTCTTCATCGCATGCACGTAGTCGAGATCGACACCGATGCCGCGCTGGTTGATCGTCTCAGTCAGGCGCCAGATGCCCAGCTCAGCCGGCGAGAGCTGGCCGATGCGTTGGTCGAGCGCGTCTTCACAGTCGATGTCGGTGTAGCAGTAGTCGATCGCCCGTTCGTACGCCTCGGGCGTGCGGTTCAGCTTGCCGTGTTTGTCAGGCTTGGAGAGGCCAATGGTGAACTTGTTGCCCTCCATATCCTTGGCAATCGACAGCCGGAGCGCCTGGCAGCCCTTCTCCAGCTTGAGGGGCACGCTTTTCCAGGCACACACAGCCTGCGTATCCTCCCAGCGCTCGACCCCCAGCGGCGGCATGCCGAACTGCTCGACCATGATGCGCTGCCATATCGCCTGCTCGAACGAGGCGTGCTCGACGAAGATGGTGTCGGGGTTCTCAACCAGCTCGCGCAGCTCATCGAGCGGCATGCCTGGCCGCCAATGGGCGCGGTAGTTGCCGCCGGCCGAGCGGAAGCATAGGCACAGCACCTCAGTCGTTGGGTGCTCGGCGTAACGCCAGGCTCCCGCAACTTTGAGATCGCAGTCGCTCGCCGTCTCAAAGTCGCAGATGTAGCGGAGGCTCATTCCCAACTCGCTTTGTTCACTGCGTCTACGACGTTATGAGCTACTTGCCCGTACGCAGTTTTGAATACGAGCCTACCGCTGGCGTCAAGCACCTCGTATGTCCAGTCTTCTTCCACGCGCCACGGCAAGGGAAAGCCTGGTACATCAGGCCGGAGTTCATAGGGCCTCGGCATCTGCCTGTTCCTTCTTCAGCGCGCGCTGGAACGTCGACAGGTTCATGCCGAGTGCCGCGGCAGCCTTGCGCTGCGAGCCATGAGCTTCAAGCGCCGCAGTATGCGTGTAATCCACCAGTGGCGGGCGCGAGACGGTGCAACTGCCCGCCACCTCCCTCACCGAGCCGTCGAGCATCTTGACCAGATCGCCCGTTTTGAACGGCGTGCTCGGCGTCCATGTCGCCTCGCTGAGCATCTGCCGCGGCGGCCGACCGACGCCAACCTTGGCGCGGATGTTGCGGAGCTGCTCGCCTGTGTAATCGCCCATGCGCTGGATCACGGTGCCTGGCAGGCGCCTCGCGTCGTCCAGATCGTCGCAAGCCTGGCGCTGCACGAGCCGCGGGGTCGAGTATTGCCCCGGCCCAATGCGGTTCTTTCGAGCCGCTTTGCGCTGAGCCACCATCTTGGCGTAGATCGCCTGCATGTAATCGAATAACGACATGATGCCCTCCTGCTTCTCTCACGCCTGCCGCCGCGTAGCTTCAGTCGGCATTGGCGTAGCACTTCGCCAACCGCCAGTCGCGTGCTCTACGTATCGCATGCGACGGCAGGCGTGAGAGAAATGGGGCAGCCCTCGCAGCCGCATGGGGTCAACAACGCCCACCCTAGGCTTGGTTGCGCTCCGCGCTTGCGGGAGGCTACCAGTTCTGTGTCAGCGCCGGAGCTGGCGACGCGGGGACGCCAGTGTAGCCGGCCGCGGGATCGTGCGCCGTGACGTGCCCTTGGTACTGGGCGAAGCTGTCGGCGTGGCCGAAGCGAGCTGCCGGATCGGCGCGCACTCCCTCGATCTTATCGCCGGAGTTCATCGTCACGACGTCGTTGAGGTAGCAGGTGACGCCGCCGCCCATGCCGAGGTACGCCTTGAACTGCACCGCGAGCGAGGCGAGCACGCCATCCCATACGAGCTGCGCGAACGCTGGGCGCGTCGGCCCATCGAACTGCACGTATTTGCCGCCGTTGATCGTCCAGAGGCGAGGCGGCACGAGGAGGGCGCCTGGCTCGTTGCCAACCGGCCGACCGCGCTCGGGCTTGCCGGCGTTGAGCACGAGATGGCCCTTGGCATATTCCTTGTCGCTGCTCTTGAGCGGCAGGGTGAGCCCGACCGATGACCACTGCCCGGTGCTCGGGTCGCGGCGATCGGGGAAGGCAGCCATCGCGAGGCGGATGATCAGGTCTTTCATTTGCTGCATCTGGGGGTGATCCATCGCGATCAGCGCATTGACGCCATAGCGAGGAGCGCCGACGGTGCCATCTTTGGCCCTGACCGGCTTAGCGGCGAGCAGAGTGTCGACGAAGATGATGGGCACTGGCGGGTTGACATTAAAGTCGACCGGAGCGAGTGCGGGGTTCTGTGGGGCGGCCATTTTCGTATCCTTTCAGAGTGTTCGGAGTTTCAGAGTGAGCGGATGCTACCACAGCTCGGCCGGCGGCGCAATCGGAAACTTCTCCTCGATCGACTGGATCACCACCGCGGGGCGCGGGTCATCGATCGGCGCCAGGGTAAGGCCGTTGGGCGGCGGCGTGGTGGCGAACTCGGCGACCACTGCCTTGCCGTCGTGCTCGATCAGCTTCTCCGCGGCCGCGGGCGAGATTAGCTCGGGCTTGGTGTAGGCGTTCTCCTTGCCGAGCCGGCGCACGATCTTCTTCTCCTCGCCTGGCTTCCAGATGCGGTAGGTGATCTTGTTCACCAGCTTGACCGCCTCGGCCAGCTCGGGGTGCGATCCTCCCGCACTTAAGATGCGGAATATTCGCTCATCGAGCGCCTTGTAGAACATCTTTACCGCCGAGTGGCGCCCTCGGTAGTGGGCCATCTGCGCCTCGGTCATGTCAGCGATGCCGATCGCCTCGTCGTGGCCTTCTGCCGACAGGCTGTTCTCATTCTCCGCGGCGACCACCTCGTCTACAGCCTGGCGCATCGCCGGGCAGTTGCGCCCAACCGCCGGGCAGAAGCGGCAATGCTCGCCCAGCTTGAATGTCAGGCTGTCATCGCGCATGGCCGGGAGAAGGATTTCATTCGCCCACTTGCGTATGGCGCCGGCTGTCGTGTCCCAGGAGCGCACCGGCCCGGCGGGGTGCCAAGTCACCCGCGGCTGCACGATGGTCAGGCGCACCGGCATGTCGTCATGGTAGTCGCCGGTCATCTCGCCTTGAGGCAGCAGGACAACGGCCGCGTCGACAGTGCCGAAGAAGTCGGGATGGAACTCGGGCAGGTGGACGCGCCTCTCGACATAGAAGCCCCACCCATTGTCCATCGTCTCGTAGACGGCATCGGGATCGACCTTGCCCTCAAGGAACCCGAACCCATAGTACATGATCTGCGGGTTCTCCTCGGGCTCGACCACAATGCCCTCGCCGAACTTGAGATCGATGATCTCGATCCCCTTGAACGGGTTGGCGCGCTGCTGCCGCACGTAGTCGAGGTAGGCCTGAAGCGCCACAACGCCGACGGGCTCGATGAGCGGGAACCCATCCATCTGTTCCCAGGCGTCTTCGTCGTTCTTGAGGCACACAGACGCCATCTCGTGCGCCATGACGCCGTCGCGCCGGTACTCGGGGTCGTTATCGTACACCTCGATCTGGCCGCTTGCCTGCAGTTCGAGGAGCCGCTTGCGGAGCGCCTTGCTCCCCTGGCAATTGATGAACTGCTCGGCGACCGATCCCCCCTGTGGGGAGTGAGCCGGGAGCGTGTCTAGGGATACAGTCGCCGAAGCAACCGTGACGTCTGCAGGCGGCGTTGCCGCAACCTTCCTCGTACGTGGCATGGAGCCCTCCATCAGTCATTTTTGAACCCCGGTAGAAACCGGACGCCCACAGTATGTACGACCGCCGGGCGCCACACCATGCCGCATGCTTGACACGCATGAGTATGGTGGGGCTTCTCGGCATAGACGCCTTCGTCAATATGCAGCTCCCCGCAGTCGGGACAATGGAGCCGCATGGGTATAGGCTCAGAACTCGACAAGAGAATATCTCGTCGCTGTCGGCCGCCTGCCGCGCACCCAAGCGGGCGTTATCTTAACCCGCCAGGTGCCGTTAGCATTATACCAGGCGAACATTATAGCACCTTGAGCTGCTCAAGGAACTGCGCGCGGCGCATCTGATCTGTGACCGCGTAAATCTTAGCGACCGGATCGCCCGTGAAGCTGACGATCAGCTCCTTGATCTTGGGCGTGTTGCGCGCATCAGCGTTCTTAGCCGTGATCGCCCCCTGGAGCATCGCGTCGGTAATCTCGACGGCGGGCGTCGGCGGGGCCTCGTTCGAGACAGTAGCCGAGGCGGGCACAGAGCCCGGCGCGCTTGATGCAGGTGCCCCAGGTGCACCGAAAGGGTCGTGGGCGCCCTCAGAAGGGGATGCAGCGGTCGGTGCAGAGAGGCCAGTGGATTGATCCGTCACTACAGCGGAAGTGACCGTGGCCTGCACCACAGGTGCCGCCTGGCTCGTAGGCCCCCGGCGCTTGGTCGTCTCGGTCAATGTGACAGCCGCCGTCTCGCCAATCATCTGATACGCCAAGGTGCGCGCGAGCGCGCCAGTCTCGGCGCCGACAACCGCGGCGTCCTGCCCCGCGTCGACCGTGAAAGATAGCTTGACGCGTGCCGACTTGGCCTCGAACGGCCGCGGCGTAGTGAACTCGGTTTCGCCTGCGAAGATAGTCATTGTGCCCTCCATCGTTACCAGAGTTGTACTTCATCGGTTATGCGCCTGTCAAGCGCCTTGTAGATCGACTGCCCTTTGCGGAGCGCCGATGACAGGATTTGCTCGGCGATCGAGCCTGGCGCCACGAAGATTTCGCCGAACACCTGATCATGCTGGCCGTAGCGGTCGAGCCGCTTGAACGTCTGCACGTTGTTGCCTGGCACCCAATCAGGCTCGACGATGATGCCGTGTGAGCACACCGCCTGCAGGCCGTCTGTGCCGGTGCCGAGCGACTGCATGTTGCCCAGCATTATCCGGCACTCGGGGTGCTCGATGAACCAATTCTTGTTGGCTTCCTTCTCGCGCGCGGGCGTGCGCCCGTCGATCCTCACGAGGCCGAGATGGGCGAGCTTCTCCTGCAGGATGTCGAGCACCGAATGATGCCAGGCGACGATCATCAGCTTCTCGCCGCCCTCAACCAGCACCTTGATGTAGTCGGCCGCTTGCGGCGCCATCGCCTCGCCCATCATGCGACGCACAGTCGCAATCTGCCCGTCGAACTTCGACAGGTTTGTGTTGGGGTCGAGGCTCTGAAGCGTGTCTGGGTCTATGTGCAGCATGCTTTCAGCTTGGAGCGCGAGCTTGACCGCCGACGTCTCGGATACGTGCACGAGATCGTACACCGGGTAGTGCATTTGCTTGCGCACGTCGACGTCGAGATGCCGGCACATGAAGTTGGCGCGCAGCCGGTTCTGCAGCTCGCCCTCCCGGCCAACCCCTTCCTGAACATAGACTTTATCCGTCGCAGTGGGGCGCTTGGCGAGAGGGTTGTATCGCTCGTTGAACGTGTCCTGGCTCATCCAATCAAACGCTTCCCAGCACGCAGCCCGGCCAAGAGGATAGACTTCGCGCGGCCGGTTGGGAAGCGGCGTGCCTGTGAGTAGGAGCATCCGCTTGGCGTGGTTGGCGAGGCAGTCGGTGACATTATCCAAGCTTTCGCCATCATCCTTTCGGCCATCGTGGTAGCCGAAACAGGCCCGACTGCGACCAGTATCGATTTCTTTGGCATAGTGCACCTCGTCGAAAATCACCAGGTCGTAATCGACCTTGCATAGCGCGCGCAGCGTGGCCGGGACGCGCGCCAGGTCATAGCTGCAGATCGTGTACTCGGCGGTCGGGCTCGTGCCCATGCGCGACGAGAACACCGGGTAGATACGCGGGTCTTTCAGCGTTGTCCACTCGCGGACGCGCTTCTCCCATTGCAGCCGGATATGCGCCGGACAGATCACGGCGACGCGCTGCGCCTGCATCTCGTTTGCTACGCAGATCGAGGTAGGTGTCTTGCCGAGCCCCGGCTCGTCGGCATCGAGCGCGTGCTCGCGCCGCATGAT